AAGGTGGCTATGATGTATTGGGTCTGGATGGGTACGCTATAGAAGTAAAGTTCCAAGAGAAGTTACAGATAGAGAAGTGGTGGGAGCAAACAGTTGAGCAGGCATCGGTAGAAAGATTGCCTGTTTTATTTTTCAGGCGTAGCAGAGAGCCTTGGCGTGTAGTAGTACCACATGATTATTGGTATACAAAAAACAATAGGGTGTTCCCTGTGGAGAAACGATCTACTATTTATTATTCAGTAATACCAGTAGATGATTTCATGGAGCAAGTCAATGAAGACACCAGATCTAAGACATAAACTTGAATGCCCTGACGAATGTATTGATTGGTTAGGCAGGGAGCTAACAAAGATTGGCGGTAAAAGAACTAAAGCATATAAATGTTGGCAGGAAATGTTAATGTATATTGCTTATTGTGGGAAAAGAATGGAGAAAGACAATGACAATATTCTACGACTTAAAGAGGTGGTTCAACAACAACATGAAGATAACAAAAATAGTAAGGGAAAGGATGGAGACAATGAAAAGCAATGAAGTTGTATCATGGGACTTTGCATACTTTACTCCAACAGAACTATCATGTAAGTGTGATAAGTGTACTCCTTATGGTGAGCTAGGTGTAAGCTTTAAGCTAGTAGAAAAGCTAGAGCAATTAAGGAAGTTATATAAGCTACCAATAAAAATTAACAGTGGCTTTAGATGTAAGGATCACCCCCTAACGATATCACGCCCTGAATCCAAGGGACTCAGTAGTCATGCCAAAGGTTTAGCTGCTGATATCTCTGCTAAGACTAGCAGAGAACGGCACACATTGATACAACTAATAATGAAACATGACTTGTTCTCCCGAATAGGTGTGTCTGGCAAGGATGGTTTTATACATGTTGATATAGATAAGGATAAATCAGATCAGCTTATATGGATTTACTAGATGACTTCTGTTACAATATCCCCGAAGAATGTCCCACCGTTTGCGGAAGATAAGCCTACTATCTTCTTAGCCATAGGAACAGCCGCAGTGTAGGCATTTTCAAACTCAGGTTGGAAGGCACACTCATCCGAAATCACCAGACTAGCCGTATGAGATCGGATGATGTGTCCCCCTTCTGGTATCCCCCAGACAATACTCCCATTAGCGAACCTCATCTTAGCGTAACTGCAATCCACAGGATTCATTTCTTTGACCCACGTGGGAAGGTGATGATACACAAATGACATACGAGAGTTCTCTGGTTTCTTGTCATATACCAGCGATGCTGCATCCTCTTCTTTCTTACTCTGAATAAATATGGATTGATGTGGAAAGAACAAGGCTAACCATAGAGCATACAGTACCATGATCCAAGACATACGGATCTGTCTGCTCTTGGGTATAAATATTCTACTTGATTCGTGGACAGCAGTTACTATTGCTTTCAAGTAATCTTTAGAGGGGAACGCTTTAACTGGTGTATCGCTGTCATGCTCATCCTTGGTCTTTACGATACCACTGAATATAAAGTTATTCGGGTCAGCTATCCAGCTTCTCAGGAGGAGTAGTTTGTGTAACTCCTCCAAGGAGTCCGATGATAGCCGACTCAAGCCCCTTTTGACTGAGTCCTTGCTCAGTCCCGATGACTCCAGCGACTGCGTGCTTAGTAGGTTTGTCATATCCCAACATATCTCTCAATGATTTTAATGCATCCATCTTGCTATAGAACTTCAGCTTGACAAGATTCTTGCCATTAGATCCCTTCCCTGAACGAGCTTCCTCAATCTCAGCAATAGGACGCATATCAATAGAATGTGATTTGTTTACTTCTATTCCACCATCCTGTGTAAACTTATAATAATTTGCAGGATCTAGGAATGCTATGCGTGCGTATTCCTGTGCCACCTTGTCAACATTAACATTGACAGCTTCCTCTACTTCCTTCCTTCTTTCTTCTAACCTAGCAAGAAATTTCTTATCTCTCATCAGGGCAGGCACACGCTTCTCCAATGATTTGACAGCATAACCTGCCAACATTGCAGACCTGTACTTGCTTTGGTTGGGATGTAACAAGAGCAGGTTAATAAACTTATCCTGTTTCTCGTAATGCTTCCCTATGTTTTCCTCAGCTATTACCTTTGCCATGTTCCTCCTTACGAGTATCCATCTCTAAGTTTAAATGCTTTGACTACGGAGATCTTTGACTTCTTACGCTTGTCATAATATTCAAGCAACCTCACGATGCAGTCACGAGCAGGTGGGTAATTAGATTTGATAGCCTCTGAGCATACCCCCCATATCTTGAGCTGTGAATCCTCGTTATGTTTCTTTGTTCTTGCGAACCATTCCCTCAGTATAACGGAATTATTATTCCTTCTCTTCTCATCCTCAAAGATAACCCTGATGCGTAAATCTTTTCTGATCCTATTCCTTAACTCTTCATCAGAACATACGAAGATTAATCTCTCCACTTTATTCTCATGTAAAAAATCTTTCACATCTTGTATGAAATCCTCAGACAACCTCCCAATAATCTCATCAAAGATATGATACTCTGGATCTTCTCTCCACTCATTCCTATCAGCATCATACGTCCTTGGTAGCTTGGCAGATACAACACAGTACGCCTGTGGGTTATCATCGTTCCCCAAGAACAGGCTTCCAGTAACCATGTCACATGGATGCCATGCGTTCTTGATCTTTAACGACAACCCACCTTGGGTGTAGTCTATGTTAGTACTTGCTGTCGCTATCGCCACAATGTGATCTGTTAGGTGTTGAGTCAGACATGTCAATGATATTGCCTACCAAACCATTGATACGCTTGCGTCCTGCTATTGATGACACATCAGTCAAGTCTTCCTCTGGTTTCATATATTTAATTTTGCTGTAATCATCACCGTATTCGGCAAGATTCTCTTCAGGTGTGTTGTACTTTGGCATAACTTCTCTCCTAGTAAGTGGGTGGTTTGGGTCTTCGTTTCTTATTATACATACTGTCTCCTTTAGTTAACAATGTGTTTGTTTACATCAAAGCTGTCTACCTTCTCAGCCATCCAGTTAGTGGAGAGCATCTTGAATACATACTTGGCAGCATCAATAGTATGATTGTTCTTATCTACCATAGTTTCTTTAACGTTCTTGTGTTGTCCTGTAGCGTTAGCCCACTCTGAATATCTCCACTGAGACATCTCATTCCAATGGTTCTTGCAGTTAGCGAAGATTCTGTATCGTGGATTGTTATGAACTCCCTTCTTATTCATCTTACCCCACATCTGCTCATTAATAAGCTCCGCAAACTCTGTATCACCACCTCTTGTACCCTTGATGAAGTGTACCCCTTGCTCACTGAATAATTGTGCCATACTGACAAGGTCAGTGACTCCTGCACGCTCCTGTGTCTTAGCCCACATAGATGGATCAGCTACAATCCAGTCAAACATATGGTAATATTCACAGCTCTTGATGTGGTCACATGTAGCTACGTAACCTGCTGTCTTCATATAATACTCATGGATACAGTAGTAGTCATCATTCTTTCTATCATGTGCTATAACTACGAAAGCTGTTGTCCCCCTGCCTGCGTAGTCAAACCCACCATAGAGTCTCCACTCAACTGGGATCTCCTTGATAGGCGGTATCAGTATCCTCTCCCTATTATCATCCATCTGTGGAAATACGAGCTGACCTCCCTGTGCATTGAAGTCTATCTCCATTTCCCTTCGCCACTTGGCTCCCTCTAACCCACCAGGATAACCAAGCAGAGCCTTAGCCATCCACTTCTTACCTTCTACCGTGGCAACATCCTTGTCTGGATCTGCTGAGTAATGTACCTTGACTACTCTTAATCCATCCTTTGTTATGTAATCGTGGATACCTTTCATTCCATTCCATCTTCCATGCGATATTTTCTGAGTGCTTCATAGAATTTACCCCTAGTAATCTGTGGGTATTGTCCAAGAGATCTATTCAAACGTATCTTTTGTTTGTTACTAGCACCCTTGTATACCCTATGGTAGCTGTTAGCTCTTGAATAATCATTCTTGTCTGAGTAAAGTCCTCGCCAAAAATCTCTGTCATCCTGCCCAGAGCCAAATTTGTTTTTCATTTTCTGT